ATGATCCTGACTTACCCAAAGGTTATGATAATTACATACTGTCTTACCATATGGAACGATACCATTGGGAGTGGATTAAGGAACAAGCAAAAAATATAGACGGACGTATAATTATAATCAATGATGGTCTGCCTTACGATAATTTTGATCAACTATCAAACGTAGACTTTTATACCTTTCATAGTTGGCACTTTCAACTGCAACAAATATATGAACTTTTTCCTAAGGTTCCAAAAAAGCAACAAAAGTATAAAGTCAGTGCTATCAACAATAGAGTCACCCAAAGCAAATTAATTATTTTTACTGCTATTATGGAATTCATTGAGGATGAAAGTCTAGTAAAACTTAGTGAATGGGTTGAACCAAAGAATGTTAACTGGTATGAGAAAACTGGTTATCCTATACTAGATCAACTTACAGAAACTTTTAGGAAAAAATATCACGGCAATACAATAGAAATAGATAATTTTAAAGATACAGTCAATGCACAACGTTTTAATAGTAATCCATTTAGTATTGCGTACACTGATGCGGCTTTACATTTTAGTTTAGAGAGTTACCACCACAGTTACATGGTAGATGATTATGGAAAATACACTAGAGCAGGGCCGCATTTAAGTGAAAAGACACTTAAATGTTTGCTAGGAGAAACTGCATTTATTCCTGTTAGTCAATTTGATGTATACAATCAATTGCAACAACTTGGGTTTATGTTTGACTACGGTCCTCTAGACTTATCCTTTGATCGTGATCCTGGCAACCTTAGTCGGTTTGTAAAAATTGTTGAACTGTGTAAAACAATAAACATCTATTCAATTGAAGAACTACTACATTATACAAAAGAATCTAGTGAACACAATCGTGAACACATAATCAGTGAAGACTTTGGCAATCTTTGTAAACAAGCAAACGAACAAACTGCAAATAAAATTATAACAGAGCTATCATGATATTGATATTAGGAAAAAGCACAATAGCAAAGGAACTTGAAAGTGTATTGCCGAATTGTATAGTAGTCGGAAAGCCCGAGTACAATTTTGCTAATCGTTACGAATGTGAGAGACTTGTCAGTGATTATACTCCAGACATTATAATAAACACATTTGCACTTGGCCCACAAGTTGATGATGCTTGGGATCAGTTAACTGTAAACTTTACAAGTATGATTTATATCACTGATTTATTTTACAAAAAATTACAAGGTGCACACATTATTAACTTTTCGAGTGCAGGCACTTACTGGAGCAGTTATCCAGGCATTGAAGATAGTAGATTCTTCTACAATCTAAGCAAAACTTGTCTAAGTACGTTTGGTAAATTATATAACAGAAAAATAGTCGACGAAGCACGTAATATTGTTACAACATTTGAGGTAGGCAAGTTTAATAGTAAAATGAACAATTGGTCAGGAGGCATGCCTATCAAAAGAGTTGTGGACACTGTGAAAGACTGTATCAAAAAACGTTATACACAAATTGCTTTAATACAATGATTAAACTCTCAGATGTAAAAAGTTTGCAACTTGAAATTACAAACTTATGTAATGCGGCATGTCCACAATGTCCACGTAACTTTTTTGGCGGCAAAACACTAACAACACTTCCGTTAAAGAACTGGACACTTACAGAGTTTAAGGAAAATATTCCTCTGGAGCAGTTTACAAGTTTAGAACAAGTTTATTTTTGCGGTACATATGGTGATCCCTTTAGTAACTACTACATAACACAAATTGTGCAACATATAAAATCTATTTTGCCAAACGTCAAAATTGGTATACATACCAATGGCGGTATAGGAAAAAGTAAAACATACGTAGAAGTGGCACCGTATGTAGATTTTATTGCATTTGGCATTGACGGACTAGAAGATACAAATCACATATACAGACGTAATGTATTATGGAACAAGGTTATGGACAATGCAACTACGTTTATTAAAAGTGGCGGAGTTGCATATTGGGACTATATCGTATTTGATCATAATCAGGATCAAGTTGAAGAAGCAGAAGAACTTAGCAAAAAGATGGGTTTTGCAAAATTTAGTGCAAAACGTACAGGCAGATTTCTCAATAGAAAACATGAATACGAAAGCAAACTTACAGTATACAATAAAAAAAATCTAGTTGATTACATAATATATCCGCCTACTAACAAAAAGTGGCGTAACAGTAACTATGATAAACTAGAAAATATTAACAGTATCAGTGAATACGCAAAAACTGCATGTATAAGTTGCAATGCGTTAAATATCAAAGAGATTTATATAGGTGCAGATGGATTTGTTTTTCCATGTGGTTGGCTCCATGACAGACTATATGGTCCAGAAGTAGATGGTACTGCTGATCAAATATTAATTAAAAAACTGATGCAACAGAGTGGAGGCTTACCGCGTACAAATGTGTTTAATGGCAAACTACAAGAAATAGTAGAAGGACCTTGGTTTGACAACATTCAACTTAGTTGGACAAACGGAAGCAAACTAGAACGTTGTGGCGTAATGTGTGGCGATAAGTTTAATTTAATCGGTGAACAAAATTTAGAAGTAGAGTATAAGGAGTAACAATGCCAGCAAGGATTGAGAATGTACTAGAAAGTTACGACTGGAAAGTAGATGAACGTTTTGATAACAAAACTTTGGATTATGATAAGGAAAAGCATAACTGGACAGATTATTTCTTTGAAGCAGTAAGAGAACTAAAACCTGAGCTGTCAGACCTTACACAGATACATAATTATTTTAAACCAACAGAATTTATTAATCTCCGTAAGCATCTTGAACTTTTTACAAATAGTAAAGAGTTCAGCACACGGCTTGATAGTTTCTTTGCTGACTACATTCGTGATCTTGTTGATGATCCAAATTACCTAATACAATCAACGAGTGGTATAAGATTTGTTGTTCCTAACCAAGATGAACTTGGCAGATTACTTGCATTTCATACAGGATACTGGACCGGTTACAACAACCATATGGGTACAGTATGGATTCCTCTTACTAAAACATATGGAACCAATACAATGCAAGTTGTAAGTTGGGACGATAGTATTGAGATAATGAATAAAATACATAACGAACAATTACCGCTTAGTGATATACAACGTTTGTCTATTGAAAAAAGTTACCCTGTTGAAATTGACGTAGGGCAGGCATGGTTGTTTAACCAAGGACATGTACACGGTAACATAAACAATGAGACTGATATTACTCGGGTAAGTTTTGACGCAAGATATGCTTTACCTGGACACGACTTAGGCCCAAGACGTGCTGGAAGTTTTTATCGTCTGCAAGGACATTATAGCAAAGTTAATAATAGTGATCTTGCAACCGGCCCGTGGGTTGTATTTGTTGATCAAAACAGTGCATACATAGGCGAAACTCCGCATTTTATAATTCGTGAATTCTTACTTGGAAAAGCACGGCAACTTAATTTAAATGTCGTTGAGTGGAGCAATGAGTATTGGGGTTGTACATGGATGCCAAAACTACAAGACTTTGTTGAAAGAGATAACATCAGCGGACTTATTGTACCAAGTATTCATGCATTCTCTGGCACATTAGAAAAAATAAAAGAACTGTTTACACAAAGTTTAAAAAGCGGACAACAAATCCTATTTGCAGATGAGAACATACTACTAAAAGACGAACAAGATTTGGAATTAGTATTCCAAATACTCAATCTGGAAAAATAAAACTTGACACCTACACTTAACTGTTATATAATATGTTATACAAAGGAGTATTTACATGACAACCCAATTTGACTCAGAACAAAAAGCAAAACTTACACAGATTATCAACGAAGGTATAGGTGTAATGAGTGAAGTAGAAGCACTTAACGAAGGCCTTAGCGATACTGTAAAAGCAATCGCAGAAGAACTACAAATCAAACCATCAGTACTTAAGAAAGCAATACGTATTGCATTCAAGAGTAGTTATACTGCAGAAAAAGAAGACCAGGAAGTATTAGAAGAGATACTTACAACTGCAGGAAGGACATTATAGTCTGTGAGTTATGTTGATGCACTATTTGACAGAGAAAAAGATAGAATACACGTTGTAGAACGTGTAGATGGCAGGAGAGA